TCGGCCCCCTCGGCGACGACATCCGGCTGGCGCACGTCAAGAAGACCATCCTGACGATGGTGAACGATGGCGGCGTCGAGAAGTGGATGATCAAGGGTCACCGCGAATACTAAAAATAGTTCTTGCACCCCTGATGCGTACGATGTATCAGGGGTCATCGACCAACCACGGAGACTGACATGCGCGACCACTTCACCTTCGAAGACTTCGGCTTTGACGTAGACCAGACGACCAGCGAGATCATCTGGGACGGCGAGGGCGAGGATGACCCCTCCGCCGAGGTCTATGATCGCGCCCAGAACCACTGGTGGTTCGTCCTGCAGCCGCAGCCCGAATATTCCTACAAAGATTGATCCCAACCCAACCACACCGGAGACTGAAAATGAAAATCACCCTCTACACGAACTGCTTCATGTCCAACGGCGAAAAGCTGATGTGCGTCAGCCTGATGGTCTGGCGGTCTGACACCGATGTCTCTGCCGTCGATGTGTCTGGCTATGCTCGTGCCAAGGACCAGTTGTTTGCGAAGGCGATGGCGGCGCACGATCTGGCGCGGAGCTTGCGGGACTTGATGACCGATCTGGGGCACGAGGTCGAACTGGCGGATGTGCTGAAGTCCAGCCTGACGATTGGCGATGCCTTGGACGAGGCCTACGCCAATCCGATCTTGTGAACATTCCCACAAATTGCGTGTTGACGGCAGTGCATCGTACGGTGTACTGCTGTCGTCAGGAACAGGAGATGACCATGACCAACTATCAAACCCCGACCATCGAAACCTACGCCGGACTGGAAAAGGCGTTCGACCACTTCAACAAGGCGCTGTTCGAGAACCGCCTGCCCCCGGTGATGTTCACTTTGACCCGCAAGCGGAACGCCCACGGGTACTTCTGGGCCGAGCAGTTTGCGAACAAGGATGACGCTCTGGGCCAGACCCATGAGATCGCCCTGAACCCGCAGACGATGGACCGGACCATTGAGGCCGTGCTGTCGACGCTGGTGCATGAGATGACCCATCTGGAGCAGCAGGAATACGGCAAGCCGGGGAAGAACGGTTTCCACAACATGGCGTGGGCCGAACTGATGCTGCGCGTCGGACTGACCCCGACCGATGGCACGGGCAAGATGACTGGCCGTAAGATCACGCACACCATCGACGCTGGTGGTTCGTTTGAGGTTGCGATGGCCGATCTGATGCCGTTTGATCTGCCGTACTTTACGAAGCCCCGTGCTGCGGCGGAGAAGAAAAAAGACCTGTCCAAGGTCAAGCACACCTGCCCGTCCTGCGACTTCAAGGCATGGGCCAAGTCCGGCGCGAACATCATCTGCGGTGACTGCAATGAACAACTGGTCGGGGAGGAATGATCATGGAACATATGCGCGATATTGAACTTATTGACTGCTGCGGCGAACTGTCAGTCAGGGCATTGAACGGCCTCTTGAACGAGGGCTGCCTGACGCTGGAAGATGTGGCAAGGTTGCCTGAAAACCTTATTAAGAGGGGCATCCCTAACATCGGCAGGCTGACCGCTGAGGAGATCATCGACTTCAGGAAGCTGATGTCCAGCCTGTGCTACTTGCGCGTGGAAGATCGCAAGCGCGAAGGTATCGCCGTCTCAGACAACATGGGCGGGGAGATCATGATCTCTGATTATGAACAGGTGGCGCAGCTTTGCTATGAGTTGTTGACGCTCAGGGATTTGAGGTGGGGCGGCGTAAAGGACGATGTTGAACCCGACGACAGCGAGGAAGTTGAGGAAGGTTCTGTCGATATTTTGATTGACCCAGAAGACGGTTTTGTCACGCTGGGGCAGGGCCTGAACAGCATTTCAATCATGAGCAAGCAGCACGCACAGAGCATTGCGGAGAGCCTTCTTATGCTGGTGCGCGAAATGGATGGGGAGGAATGAGATGAAAAGAAAGATCAAGTGCGAAGATTCGACAGAGGATGTCTACGTCATGACGACGGCGACCGACATCCTGATCTTCCAGAACGAGGACATGGTCATGCTGTTCGACGCTCGCATGGCGCGACAGACCATCCGGGCGCTCCGCAAGGCGGTCAAGGAACTGGGCTGGGAGGACAAGGGGTGATCGTCGACAAGGGTTTTGCTGGCGGCCTGCCAGCGAGGGCGGAGGACAAGGCGTACTGGGAGGCCAAGGACGCACGCAGGCGTGAACTGCGGGAGAAACGCGGCCCGATGGACAAGGTGATGATCCGGGCCGACGTGGGCTGGACGCACGACACCGTGACGGGCGTGCCTCCGGCGTTCAACACCGATGCCCGTGCCAAGTGGGCCAAGCGCCGGGAAGAGGCAGAGATCGAAAGGCTGTTCAAATGACCGATCTGGAGCGGTTCCTGCAAGAGATGGGGCTGGTGGCACCCAAGCCGAAGCCTGCCCCCGTGGAGCGTCAATTCAAGGGCGTGTGGTATCGGGACGGCGAGGTGCCTCACTAAAAATAGTTGTTGACCCCCTGCTGCGTACGTCGTATCAGCGGGAACCAACCAACCACGGAGACCACCATGAACAAGTTCACCGCCATCGACCCCGCAGGCCTGACCCACACCCGCAACTCCAAGGACCGCACCTACACCCACACGGTGGTGGGGCTGCCGTCCTCGGTGAAGGACACGCTGGCAGCGATGTCGCCGGGGATGCGTAAGTTGCATCGGGATAACTTCAAGTACCACGCCGCCTTCGCCGATGGCACGTCCAAGTGGCTGGAGCGCAGCGTATGGGAGAGCGACGTGCAATACATGACCCGCACCCAGCAGGAGATCGCCCGCTCAAAGGATGCGCTGCAGGGCTGCGAAACCGCGCAGGAATACGAGAACATGCTTGTGGATGCTGACTTGGCCCGGATCAAGAATATGATGGCCGACGGGTACTACAACACCTACCAGAACCTCGGCTGGTGCGGGCGGCACGATCTGGCTGGCAAGCTCAAGACCACGTCCGAGAACAAAGGCTGGATCGGCGTCACCATCCTTGAGGCCAAGTAAAAATAGTTGTTGACCCTGTGTTGCGTACGCTGTAATCAGGGTCAACGACAACCCAACCACCGGAGACCACCATGTACGACGTTTACGGCACTCTCTGCGCGACCTACGAAGAAGCCTGCATTGTTGCTGGCATTGAGACCCCCGCCCAACTGGCAGCCGAAGCCGAGTGGTATGCGATGCTGGATGAAATCGAAAACCTGAGCCGCCCCGTCTACACCGCGTGGTGCATCTGCGCCAAGCAGGCCCGTAAGAATGATCGCATCAACGACGATTTCATCCCGTTCTGACTAAAAATAGATGTTGCATCGTACGGTGTATCCTGTATGAAGGGTACACCAACCCAACCACCGGAGATCACCATGTCCTTCATCGTCAATGAGACCGCCTACGAAAACGCCATCGCCCGCAACATCCGCATCAACGCCACCAAGGGCCGCGCCACCCGCTGGCTGGCAACCGCCGATGGCCGTCGCGCCAATGACTTCCTGTTCGGCATCGGCGAGTTCGACACGGACGAGAACGGCAACCTGCACCCCGTGTTCAAGGCTGCCCGTGGCGACTTCTTCCACAAGATGCGCGACAGCCTGATCCAGTGGGGCGCACTGACCGAAGGCCAGACCAACGCCGTGCTGGCGATGATCACCCGCACCGAGGCCAAGGTGGCAGGCTTTGCCGTGAAGCGTGCTGAAGAGGCAGCGGCATCGCAGTGGATCGGCACCGTGGGTGAGCGCCGCAACTTCACCTTGACCATCCGCCACATCGTCACGATGGACGGCATCTATGGCACCTCGTTCCTGCACATCCTGAACGACGCGCAGGGCAACGTGGTGATCTACAAGGGCACCAAGCTCTTGGGCGACCGTGGCGAGACCCTGACCGTCAAGGCGACCGTCAAGGAACACGGCGAGCGCGAGGGCGTGAAGCAGACCAAGATTGCCCGTCCGGCATAAACAGGCTAGGATGGCATCCTATTCATGAGAGGGGTGCCATCCATGCCCGCAGGCAGACCGCCGCTACCGTTTGACGAAAACGCTGCTGATCAAATCCTTGAGGCCATTGCCGAGGGCACTGGTCTCGTTACCTTTTTGAAGCAGCGGCCAGACATGCCGTCATATCCGACGGTGATGCGGTGGGTTCGGGACAACCCCCAATTTGCTGCACAGTACGCGCAGGCGCGAGAGGACATGGCCGACCATGACGCGGACAAAATCGCGGACGTGGCAGAGCAGGTGGCGGGTGGTCTGATCGACCCGCAGGCTGCCCGCGTGGCCATTGACGCATACAAGTGGTCGGCTGGCAAGCGCCGCCCGAAGCGGTACGGCGACAAGCTGGAGATCGAACAGACCAGCACCGTCGCGGTCACGCACACGCTGGATGTCAGCAACCTGTCGCTGGAAGAACTGGATGTGCTGGAAAAGGCGCTGGGTGGCAGCCAATGAGCATCACCTGCGTCATTACCGACATCCACGGGCGGCTGTCCGAACTGTGGCGGCTGCTGGATCGGATGCCGGACGGCGCGAAGCTGGTCTTCCTTGGGGACTACATTGACCGGGGCAGCCAGAGCGCCGAGGTGGTGGCGCTGATGCGCCTGCTGCACCAAGACGGCGCGGTGTGCCTGCGTGGCAATCACGAGGACATGATGTGCAACCCCGACACGATGGGCGGCACATGGATGGCCAACGGCGGCAGCGCCACCGTGGAGAGCTACAGAGACCCGCTGTCGGGCGAGGTCAACTCATCCCGCATGATGTCGGACGCCGCGTGGTTTGAGAGCCTGCCGCGCGTTCACAGCGATGCCCACCGCGTCTATGTGCATGCGGGCGTCATGCCAAAAGAACCGCTGGAGAGCCAGCCTGAGAGCATCACCCAGTGGTTCCGCTACCCCAATGGTATTGATGTCGGCTGGCGTGATAAGCACGTCGTCCACGGCCACACTCCCGGCGTCCTGCAACTGGCCAACCGCACCTGTCTGGACGGCGGCAAGACGCTGTGCTGCGGCGTGTTTGATGACGACGTGGCTGGCGGCCCAGTGGAGATGCTATGGGCCTGATCAAGCTGTCGCGCCCAGTGGATCGGGCTGGGACGCTGAAGGCCATCGAAAAGCGCAAGTGCGAGATGTCGCTGGCGGAGTTCGTCAAGGCCGCGTGGCACATCATCGAACCGGGGCAGGAATACGTCCACGGGTTCCACATCGATTTCATCTGCGCCCACCTTGAGGCTATCACCGATGGCGAGTTGAACGACGATGGCACGTTCTACAACCGCCTGCTGGTCAACGTGCCACCGGGTACGATGAAGTCACTGCTGATCGGGGTGTTCTGGCCTGCGTGGGAGTGGGGGCCGCGCAACATGCCCCACACGCGCTATGTCTGCGCCTCGCACAGCCTTGACCTCGCCATCCGCGACAGCCTCCGCATGCGCCGTCTGGTGACGTCCGAGTGGTATCAGGGCCATTGGGGCGACCGCGTGACCATCACGGGCGACCAGAACGCCAAGGCCAAGTTTGAGACCACCGCCACGGGGTTCCGGCAGGCCTGCGCGTTCACTGGCATCACGGGCTACCGGGGCGACCGCGTAATCGTTGATGACCCGCACAGCGTGGATGATGCCAACTCTGACGCCAAGCGCGAGACCGTCACCAACCTATTCAAAGAAGCCGTCACGTCGCGCCTGAACAACCCGGATCGGTCGGCCATCGTGGTGGTGATGCAGCGCCTGCACGAGGCCGACGTGTCTGGTGTCATCCTCGACAACGACATGGGCTATGACCACATCATGCTGCCCATGCGGTATGACCCAGCACGCCGCTGCGTGACCCGACTGGGCTATGCCGACCCGCGAGAGATCGACGGCGAGTTGCTGTTCCCTGACCGCTTCCCTGAGCATGTGGTCGACCGGGACGAAGCGGCGATGGGGCCGTACGCGACCGCAGGCCAGTACGCCCAAAGCCCAGAGCCACGCGGCGGTGGCATCGTCAAGGACGCATGGTGGAAGCTCTGGGACAAGCCGGAGTACCCCGGCATCGAATACATCGTGGCGGCGCTGGACACGGCCTACACGACCAAGTCCGAGAACGACCCCAGCGCCCTCACCATCTGGGGCGTTTTTAGCGCCTCTGGAGAGCAGGCCAGCACCCGCATGGTGGATCGGTACGGCAGACCCATTGAGAGCGCCACAGCCACGCAATCCGAGGCGCTGGGGGCCACTGCCAAGGTCATGCTGATGTATGCGTGGCAGGACCACCTTGAGATCGGGGAACTGGTGATCAAGGTGGAGGACATCTGCAGCCGCATGAAGGTTGACGTGCTGCTGATCGAAAACAAGGCGGCGGGCCACAGCGTGGCGCAGGAAATCAGGCGCGTGTTCAACCATGCCCGCTTCGGGGTCCAGATGTACGATCCCAAGACCCTCGACAAGGTGGCGCGGCTGTACTCCATCCAGCACATCTTCAGCGAGGGCATGGTCTACGCGCCGAACAAAGACTGGGCCGAAATGGTGATCCGGCAGACATCCAGCTTCCCCCGTGGGGCTCATGACGATCTGGTCGATACGGTTTCGATGGGCTTGAAACACTTGCGGGATGTTGGTATGCTCACAAGAGCGCCGGAACGTATGGCTGAGATTGAAGACAGCAAGGTCTTCCACGGCAACGACGGGAACGCGCCGCTATACAACGCCTGATGGAGGGATCGGCTACATGAACGATAATCAAGAGATGACCAAAGCCTTGCTGGACTTTGTTGGAACGTATGCAGAGCAGAAAGGCTTGAGTAGCGCAGACATTCTGACCGCGCTGGCCCACGGCTATGTGATCTACGGGTTCAGCGTGAAGCAGGACAACACCAGCTACGACACGATGCGCGTCACCGATGTAGCTCGTTAGCCGTCTTCTGCTTGAAAAAAAAAAACTAGTACTACTACGGCATTGAGATTCAAGCTAGTAGTATCGTGACGTACACACGCA